GAGGACGCCAGCAAAGGTATTGCCGGTATCATCAACTTCGAGTTGGGTGCTGAGGGCTGGAGCGTAGTCGAGTACGCCGGCAGCTGCAAGAGCGGTAGCAACATCGGAAGAGCAGAGGATGAAGTTACCTTTGCCACGACGTGTTTCTTTTGCGATAACATTTGCTTCGCGTTCGATTTGAACAAGCATACCCTTGAAGCGTTCAACGTTCCAACGACCATCAGAGTCGGTGAGGAGGTTGAAGTTACCTTTAACGGCAACATTTGCTTGTTGTGCACCGAGCTTAGCTTTAACATTGATCGTGCGGATAACTTCGCGATTGATTTCGGCGAGGATTTCAGCAGAGAGGATGTTAGCGAGCTCAGATTCTGCATCAAGACCGTGAACAGCCTTGAGGTCTTGAGCGAGTTCCATGGTGTATTCAGCCTTCAGAGCGCGGGTCTTAGCGGTAACGGTTTGTTTCTCGATTGAGAAAGCCATTTCGCCGAAAGCGCCTGCACCGGAAGAACCCGAACCGAGACCTTCAGCAGTGCTGGTGGCCATACCGGTACCAACAGCAAAGCTGTCGGAAACGGTGTCGGAGTTACCATCGGATCCGGTACCACCTTTAGCAGATGGGAGGGATGATGAATCGCCGCTTTGTGAACCGGTACCAGCGAATGCTGAATCGGCTTCATTGAAGAGAGCTTCAGTTCCACCTTGTGAGGTGTATTTGCTCTTCATAGCGAAGATCAGACCGGTTGGTCCGCTCATTGGTTGAACGCCAGCGATGTCGTAGGCGATCAGGTTTGGCATGCTACGACGAACGAGGCTAATGAGGATTGGGTCCCAGTTAGCAATGTTGCCTGTGCCACCGGTGGTAGCATTAGCAGCGGTCTCATTGAGACCTTGGAAAGATGACTGAGCGCGTTCTTCACGGAGAGCCTTTTCTTGATTTTCAAGAATGACTGCTGTGACTGCACGGCGGTAGTTATCTTTGATGTTTGGGAGATCCTTATGGTTGATGATAGGATTCCACTTTTCTTGGAGTTTTTCTGAGTTGAACATGTGAGTTAATTCCTTATTTTAGGAGTTAAATTATTAGGACTTGAGTGTGCGGGTAATTGCTGAAGAGTAAGCTGCCATCACTGGTGTCAGTTCAATTTCTTGACCCGATTCATTGAGGACTGCTGTTTCTACTTCATTTTCTTTGGACTTCTTAACATTCTTACGGAAGTATGATTCTTTGACGGACTGAACCTTTTTTGTAAAAGATTCGGCGTCTTCAAAATCAATGCCTTCTGAAAGAGTGGTGAGCTTGACTGCTTCTGTTGAAGCAAGACCGACTGAAGCCTCAGCGATAATCTGGTTGCGCTTGAGAGCGTTTACAGACTCATTGAGTTTCATGTTTGATTCGGTTGCCTTCATCAGCTGTTCTTCAAGGGAAGCAACATTCTTATTGAGTGTATCAACAAGATTTTCCTTGCCCTGTGGAACTTCGATGTAGCTTTCAGTGAACACATTCTTCAATGCGTTAATGAAATTTTCGGCGATTTCGGTGCGTAGACCAGATTCGATTGCAACTTTGTTTTCTTCCATCCAGGTACCTACGACATAGCTAAGATAGCTGTCGACCTTTTCTGAAAGGGTAGAAGCAATTTTAGTTGTTTCTTCATCCAGTTGGGAGCGGTAGTTTTCCTCGATACGAGAAACTTCTTCTGCAAGTTTGGCCTTAACGGTTGATTCAAACAGTTGGGATGCCTTAGAACGGAAAGACTCTGAAAGAGAGGTTTCGGCCTGTAAGAGAACATCAAGGTTTTCCTTAACGTCATCTTCTTTCTTATCTTCCTTTTCCTTGTCATCTTCACCTTCGGCAGATTTCTCTGCTTCTGGTTGCTGTTCGTCTTCACCTTTTTCGTCGGCTTTTTCAGCTTCTGAATCATCTTCGGAGCCTGCCTTTGGTTCTTCAGCTTTTGGCGTCTCTTGTGGAGTCGTCAGAGTGCTGTAAACATTAGCAAGATCCTCGGTCTTCATTGTCGACAGATGTTGGTACATCGCATTGATGAGCCCAGCTTTGGTTTGTGGAGCCTGTGCAACTGGAGCAGCAGCAATAGCTGCGTCGGTAGCTGCAACGGACTTTTGAACCTCTGGTGCAAGTGCTGGAGACTCTGGTTTTCCCAGAGAATGTGGCGCAACTGCCACCGGCGCAGCACTTACTGCGGACGCAACTGCATCGGCGGCTGGTTGTACAGCATCCGCGGCAGGGGCATCGGTCGGTACTGCATTTGCTACTGGAGCATCCGCGGTACCTTCTTCGTCATCAAGCTTCTTCTTGCCTTGTTCCTCGCCAGAAACTTCAACGTCTTCAACGAGTCCATCAGCAAGTAGTTCCTCAACAGTGATGTCTTCAATGAGATCGACTTGATCTTTTGATGTGTGTGACATATTTGTTTTAGATTTAGCCTACTATAATTGTATAGTGGTTAAAGTTTAGAGAGGATACCAAGCGAGAATTGCTTGTGATCAGTCTCTGTTAATTCACGAATCACCTTAGATGTATTCACGTTACCATAATTAGCATCTTCAGTTTTACCCATAATAGAAAGTCTTGAGCAATTATTTGAGAACAATTGCATCGAGAAAGTTTTTGAACACGCGTACCTGAGCTTCAATGAGCTGCTTGGACGGTGTGCGATGAATTTCTTTTTGAATCTTCTCGGCAATGATTTCATTACCGCGAACAAAGTATTCAACGCCTTCCATGATACCATTCACAAAGGCTTCTGGAGCAGAAGGATCCTGAACAATATCAATAGTAGAAAGAACAAAGTCTGGCTTTACCGCCATTACATTACCGCTACGTTCTAGTGAACCCATACCGCGGCTTGAAACGCCAAGACGAACTCCACCTTCAACAAGACCTTTTACGACGTTACCCATCGGAGTATTGAGAATGAGCGCCTTACCCATTACATTGTGTCCATCCCATTTCAGAGAGGTGATACGATGTGAGACCTTATCAAGGTTTACGGTAGGACCATCTGGGTGATTCAGTTCACCAACAGCACGACCCGTCGCAACTTGCTCGGTAACGTATTTGGCAACTGCGGGAGAAAGAACATTGTAGCGATAGATACGACCGTTACGGTTTGCCTTTTCGGCTTGCATAAAGACGCCTTCGACGTAGGTTTTCTTTTCTGCACCGACGCCTTCGGTAATATAACCGATGTCACTATCAAGATGTTCTGTGATGAGTTTCATTTGAAATTATTCTGCTTCTGAATTGTGGAATGCAATCATATTCTTATGATGCTGCATAATCAAACCGTGATATTTGTCACCCTGTGTTCGTCTGGCAATATCCTCGTGACGGTCGTGTGCAAGCTGATGCATCTTGCTGGCTTGTTTATGGTACTCTTTTTTGGTTGCGTGTTGAGAATGTGAGTTCGCAATGTTGGTTGCATCATGCGCATAATCATCGGCATTCGCCTCAGTGATAACCGAACGAACAGAATTAATAAAATCTTGCATTTTATTTAACTTCTGAAGTTGGTTTTTTATTATAAAGTTCCGAAGCCAAAGATACCTTGCGTTCATCAAGAACGGCATTAATCTTGGATGTCATCACGCGAGTAAAGTTCTCATTGGCTTCCGAGGCTTTCCCGGACGCCAATGCTTTAATCATAGTGGTAATGTCATTATTCATTATGAAGCTATTTATATGTTTTTATAACTAAACATTACTTACTCGGAGGCATTTCCGGTGCCGGATTTGCCATACCTTCAATTTCTGCCATTCGCTTTTCTTCTGCTGCAAGAGCCGAACCATCCTCATTCATTTCGGCATCCATCATCTCAATGTCCTCGTCGGTCTGGCGTAGGATATTACGGCGGACCCATGTATCGGAGAAGTATTTGCCGATAAACGGTTGTGCAGCATTCAGGAGTTCAATACGTCCGGTAAGGACTTCTGCTTCTTTTAGCTCGGTGAAGTAATTGTCCTGACGAAAATCAACCGTCATGTCCTCACGAATCTGTGGCCAATCTTCTTCGGTAATGATACCCTTAAGCATCAATTGAGTCTGAAGTAGATCGAAGAACATGATCGAGAATTTCTTGCGGAGACGGTCGACAAACTTCTGGAACTTGACCTCATCGCGTGAAATCTCTGTGGTTCTACCAAGGCTGAATGGAGTTTCTGGCTCCATACGACCGATTGGTACATTCAGACAACGATAGAGTTTCTTTTGAAAGAACAGAATGTCCTCAATCTGGCTTAAGTTCTCACCGCCCGGAAGCGTAGAAATTTCGGTACCACGACCAC